ATGCGCTCTGATTCCGATGCGTTTTTAAAGTACTGGGGGTTGAAATTCACGCCTGAAGTGATATGGAATGGTATTCCATTCAGCTTCCTTGTCGATTATTTCTTTAAAATAGGCAAGAGTATACATGCAATGAAGACCGATCCGAATGTAAGTCTGTTAAAAACTCAATACTGCGAAAGCATATTGCGAACTTACGACAGCGGTTATGTTACCGTTGCGGGTCCTAATGTCAATCTGGTCGTCAATGGAGTTGTTAATCCATCCGACGGATCCTGTATTACTGGGATCACTGGCACTCACTACAAGCGACGCGTTACTGCCCCGAATAGAGGCAGCGCGATACCACGCATCCAACTACCTAGCGGTAGACAAGGTGCGAATATGGCTGCGCTTGCAGTATGCTTTATCAAGTAAAGGTTATGATTTCACTCCCAATCACGGGACGTCATACTAGCGACGACACGCTATTTTAAATATAAAGGAGAAAGACCATGGGCCTATTTACAAGCCCTGTAACTCTTGACACTGACCGCATTTTTGAAAAAACGCGGCCAAATTTTTGACAAGAAAGGCATAACAGTGGTTGAATATATCGAACCAGCTGCTGCACTCTCTGCCGAATCATTATTGACCGTCAAACATGACGACTCAGGTTCGGTTAAACGTCATCTCTTGCAACGCACCACAAAACGAGTGCCTTCTGCAGATTCTACTGCAGGGCTACGCCGGATTACTGTAAACCTTACAGTAGTCGCGGACCCGTTGTTCACAGATACAGAAGTATCGGAAGAAACGGATATACTACTCGCCGGTGCCGCTGTTGCAAATTTTGTCAAGAACTTCATGAACTCCCTCACGTAGGGAAGCTGAGTGAAGATTTATGGGTTAAGATCGGTGTTAGCCGCCTGTATTACTGGTAGCTACCATGGCTGGAGATGCAGATGCATAATAAAAATAACATCGCTTCTGAAAAGCCAAATCCTCCAAAACGGAGGGCACCATCAAGAGAGTCTCAAAAAATCGAGTTTAAAAAGTTTTACGCAAATCACGAGAACATCCGTGACTATTGTATTGCTCTTATCTCTGATGGTTATAACCGGTTCACTTTCACAAGAACAGCTGACTCGCTTCGTAGAGACATTCTTACAATTAATACAAGAATGGACTCTGAAGGCATTGGTTTCGTAACCAACGTCTTGCCTTCTCTATTTCAGTCCTTACTGGACTATCTGGAGAAAGGCGTGTCGCACTACCCTGGGTTCCGTAAGGTTCCCGGGCGCGAATATCCTGCGTTCATGCAGAAATTCTTCGCTGCGATATACGACGTGAAAACTTGTGAAACAGATAAGGCCAAGTACATAAATGTAGTGTATACCATTTGTGTAGCCTTCAAAAAACTGAAGGGTCCTTATCGCGAACGTGTACTCCGCAAACAGCTAGCGGATTTTGTTGAAACAGATATTAAGCTCCGTTATTTGGACTTAACTTCTGACTCGGAAATTCGGGTTATTGGTAAATTAGCACAGCGAACCATCAAAGATGTTATAATGAATCTTAACATCGAAGATGACACTCGCAAGTTCGTCCCCAGACCGGGGCCGGGCGCCACCAATACTAACGTAAAGAAGCATATGAGATTTCGGCCTCATGTGTTGTACACACAATTAAATGAACAATTTCCCTATGAGGACTGGTTTTACAGCCACCCTTGGGCTCTTGTAACCGAAACATACAAACATCCTTTTCGACTACCTGTCGAGGAGATGCCTACTTCCAGGTTTAAATTCGTCCCAAAGACGTTCTCAAAGCCTCGGGGTATATGTATAGAACAGTTGGAAACACAATTTCTCCAACAGGCAGTTAAAAAAGGCCTGTACGAGTGCATCGAAAGCCACCCCTTAACAAAAGGGAAAGTCAACTTTGCGTCTCAAAAAATTAATGGAGAACTTGCACTCCAGTCGTCTAAAACAAGAGAACTAGCAACGATCGATATGAGCGAAGCTAGTGATCGAGTTTCAAGAAAACTGGTGTCAAGGTTGTTTAGAGACAACGTCGATTTCAAAGAGAAATTGATGGCGTTATCTACTCGCATTATAGAGCTTCCAGATGAAATTAATTTCATCACGGAATTTCCGTCGGCCAAGTTTGCGCCGATGGGATCTGCTCTGTGTTTTCCGATTATGGCAATAGTGCATTTTGCACTTGTTCGTGCCATCTGTCAATTCACCGGACACCCTGAACATCTTGACTCTATCTACGTATATGGAGATGACATTTTGTGCCATCGAGATATCGTAGAGGCAGTGTATAAATACCTGCCAAAATTCGGAATGAAGCTCAATCAACAGAAGAGCTATTACAAATCATTCTTTAGAGAGTCATGTGGGATCCATGCCTATTATGGCAAAGATATAACGCCTGTGTATTTTAAGAATACACCTAACACTAACATGGACGTAAGTTCATATGTCTCGTGCCTTCAAATAGAAGGTCAGCTCTATAAAAAGGGCTTTTATGAGACCGCTAGATTACTGCGTAATGAACTCCGCGCAATGAACACATATGGGTTTGAACTTCCATATGTGCCGTTGATGTCCCCAGTTCCTGTATTTATCCGGGAATCAAAGACACTTCTTCAATTAGATGATCTTAAATCTAAGAGAAGGAGGTGGGATCATGATACTCAATCCTGGAAAATTAGGGTGATTGTTCTAAAAGCTTTACAAGAACAGTTGCCCATGATAACACAGGATGAAGGGTATATGCGTTGGCTTACGACGGGTGCGGAAATGGAGGATGCTGGGTCGTTACTCCCAGTGAATCTGAATTTGCACACGTCTCACCAAGCACATGTTAGGGGTTCTCTGCTGAGGTTAACAACCAAAGCAGTGTGGCTACGAGAATCCGCACTTAATGCAGGTCTCAAGGAGGATAAGTGGAAATTCCACGGATGCGCGTACAGGGGGCAAGTAACCCTTCTGACACGTGTACTCTACCAACTTGAGAACCACATGGAGTGGATCATGTAGTAGTCAGGGCGAGAGAGTCGAGCT